GTTCACGCCCTACTCGCGGGATCTTTACGAGGAGTGCCGGGAGGAGTGGGAAGACGAGGAGGACCCCGTGGTGCGTGCGTGGCGGTGGTGGGTAGTGGCGCGGATGAGTTTCGGGGGCCAGTTCGACAGTTCGTGGGGCAACGTGGTGACTTATTCGGCCCGTGGCATGGCAGGCACCTGCTCCGCCGTCCGTTCGGCGATAGACCGCCTGCCCGCCGTGCATGAGCGCCTGCAACGGGTGCAGATTGAGAACGCGGACGCGCTGACGGTCATCGAAAGGTACGCGGTGCAGGGAGCATTCTGCTACTGCGATCCGCCCTACGTAGCGGACACCCGGCAAGCGGGGGGCTACGCGCACGAGATGACGGACGAGGAGCACGAGGCGCTGGTGGCCCTGCTGCTGGAGTGCCCGGCGCAGGTGATGGTGTCGGGCTACGCGCACCCGATCTATGCCGCGCTTGACGAGGCGGGCTGGAACCGGACGGAGTTCGCAACCGTGTGTCATGCTGCCGGGCGGACGCGGACCAGCGGCCTGCAGGGCGAGGGCGCGGCGATGGAGCATCAGGCCCGCACGGAGGTCGTGTGGCGGAACTACGAGCGGCGCGACGTGACGCTGACGCTGGACGTATGAGGGAGAGATCACAGATGGCACGAGATCACAAGCGCGTGGAGAAGCAGATCGCCACCATCATGGAGGGCCACTGGATCCGAGAGGATAAGTGGGACGTGGAGAGATGGATCGCCGACGAACGCTGGATCGTGGAGGTCAAGTCCGAGAACCTCCCCCGTGGTCTCGTGAGCATCTGGCGCATCCTCCGAGATGCCTGGGATCAGGTCACGGAGAACCGGGCGCAGTATGGTTGGCCTGTTTACCGCCGGCTCGTGGTCTACTCTCCGACCGGGACCGGGCCGATGGGGTCTCTGGCGCAGTGGGAGGAGAACGGCCGCATGAGGCGCGAACCATTCCGGGTCTGGATGGAGGAGCACCTCCCCGACCTGGTTGACGAGCGTTGAATGGCTGTGAATACAGGGGAGAGGCCGAGGGTACATGCAAACAGGCCACCAGCGTCATGCCGGTGGCCTGTTTGTGTGTCAGTCCTCCTCGTCGGGCAGGTATGCGTCCAGGGCCTCGCGCACGATGTCGGCTAAGCTCCTGTCGCGCCTCTCGGCCTCTCGCTCCAAGCGCGCGCGCAGAGTGAGGCCAAGCATCACGTTGAAGTGCGCATTCTCTTTGCTCATCGTATCACTCCGTAGACGAACGGTGTAAGGAACAACACGGCCACCAGCCCCCACCCGGCGATGCGCCAGGGCTGCTGGAGCGCCGCCCCACGTTTTTTGCGACACTCGCCCGCGCGTCAACCGCTCAGTCATCATTCCCGCCCTCGTCGGGCGGCAGGTATGCGTCCAGGGCCTCGCGCACGATGTAGGCAAGGCTCCGGTCGCGCTTCTCGGCCTCTCGCTCCAGCCGCCTGCGAAGGCCGAGGACAAGTTGTATGTTGAAGTACTCCTTTTCCTTTTTGCTCATGGTGGTCTTCCTCCTGTCGGTCGTGGTGGCCGGCGTCAACCTCCGGGGGAGGCTCACGCCGGCCACCAGGCCGGCGGCTCCTGTCAACAGAAGCGCTGCTGATGTGTGAGGGTCAGGAGACGTCGTCCGGCAGGTGTTCCCGTGCAGCCAAGCGCAGGCCACACTCGGCTCGGGCGACGGCTTCCGCGCATGCCGCCACGGCCTCCGTGTAAGCGCCGAGGAAGTCGGTCATATGGTCCGCCGCCCAGACGAGAAGGCCGCGCTTCGCAGTTTCGGCGAGGAAGTAGGAGGCTCCCGCCAGCTCTCCCCAAGGCCGGCGCTGGAAGTAGAGCCCCCACCTTCGCGCATTCTTCGCCTCGTGCTTCCCTATGTGCAGGTGGTAGGTGTATTCATGCGCGTCCTCCCATCCCCACTTTCCCCGCCGACCTGCGCTGTTGCACCACTCCACGGAGGAGAATGCGATGCCACTCCGCTTAGCGATAGGGCGGAGTTGCGCATTCAACTCCCTCATTCTCTCACGAAGCACGTCTATCCTCTGCGAGACGTCCGCCGACAGTTCTTCCAGGCGCTGTTCCAGGGGCATCACGATCTCTTCCTTTCCGCCAGGGATTTTGTTGCCGCCGTCAGGCGGTTGGTCCCCAGCCGGGGGCGCAAACCTCGAGACGCTGCGTTTGGCGCTTGCTGAAATGCGAGCCGATGATGAATTTCTCGCACGAACCCTTAAATTCGGCGAGATTATCGGCCTCTGCGCCCGCGCAGTGATCGAGATTGTTAGGGGCTCGTGAGCAACGAGCCTTGGAGCCGCCAACATCGGCCCCCGGCTGGGGTGAGACTCGAATCAGGACCGGGCGTTGCCTCCGGCCAACTGGCCGGAGTGGGGCGTCACACTCCCGCCCGGTCTGGTATGCAACTCTCAACGTCCGCTGCGCCTGCAACTTGTAGGGTTAGTATAACTGATGCGGTTGCGCTTGTCAAGTCAAATGGCAGAAAGTCGGGAAAAAGTTTCGGGGGGGGCCTGATCGTGGATCGCCGGGCCGCCCGATCGCAAGGCCGCCCGATCGGGACCTGAGCGTCGCCTGATCGGGATTTTTTGTCGTGGGTGTGGGCTTGACAGTTGGTGTTCGGTGTGGGTATGCTTTTGCGTGATTCGATCGGCGTAGTGTGCGGGAGTCGTGACGCAGGAGGTGTTCGTGGAATGCGCGGGTGGTCCGTTCTTCGTCGGGAGGGCGTCTCGGAGGCACTGAGGGGTCTTCTGGAGGAGGTTCTCGGTGGTCCCGGCGCTGAGGTGACGGTGGAGGATGCGGGCTGCGGCGGGGAGGCGCTTCAGGAGTTCGTGGAGGGGCTTGTGCAGCACAATGAGGAGCTTCAGGAGCGCGTGGAGGAGCTTGAGCGGGAGCAGGGCCGGGCATTGGCGGAGAATGAGGCTCTGAAGCGCGAGAGGCGGAGCTACTTCTGGAAGCTCCAGGCGATGCAGAAGCAGGAAGAGGACGATCAAGTGCATATCTGCCGGCTGCGTAGGGAGCTTCGCGAGGCCCGGCAGTCCGCGGACGCGCCGGATGTGCCGGAAGTGCATCCCTACTCGAAGCCCACGACGTAACGGACGCTTCAGGAGGTGGTGTAGTGCATGTCATGGACGTATGTGCCGGATCGGGCATCGGAAGCTGGCTCGCCCGACAGTTCGGGTGGCGAACGGTCTGCTACATCGAGCGAGACCCGGCGGCCACGGAGGTCCTCGTCGCGCGGATGCGTGACGGAAGCCTCGACGAAGCGCCGATTTGGGATGACCTCACGCCGCAGGCGGCGGCAGTGGCGTTCAGTCGAATACAGGAGGCTTTCGGGGTGAACTGCGGTGAGTGACGAAGAGCGCGGACCCTACAAATTCGACGCCGAACGAAAAGAGGCATACCTGGCGGAACTGCGCAAGGGCACGCGACGGCACGCGGCCGCCCGCGCCGTTGGGATCAGCCCCTCGACGGTCTGTCTGCACATCCGCGACGACGAGGAGTTCCGCCGCGCGCGGGACCTCGCTGAGCAGGAGGCGAACGAGACCGTCGAGGACGCGCTTTACCAGGCGGCGCTTTCGGGCAACGTCGTGGCGTGTCAGGTCTGGCTCTACAATCGCTGGCCGGATCGGTGGGCGGACAAACGCAAGCACGAGCACTCCGGCCCCGACGGCGGCCCCGTGCAGGTACAGCACCTCGCGCACCTCTCCGACGCCGAACTCGATCAGATCATCGCGACGGACACGGAGGACGACGCCGATGGTGACGGCGGCGACGGCGGCGACGCCTGAGCGGTCGCGCGTGCGCGCCGCGCGAGAGGAGCGGGCACGGCGCATCGCCCGTCACGACACGGCGGCATGGTGTCGCCTCTACCGCCCCCACGTACGCACCCAGACCGGCGAAAGCAGCCCGTTCGCGCCCTACGACTGCCAGGCAGACTACCTGCGCGGTCTCGACGCAGGTGGCCCCGTGATCGTCAACAAAGCCCGCCAGATCGGCCTCTCTACGACCACAATGATCGCCGTCACCCGCGAGCTGTGCGAGCGAGACGGGTGGCTGGTGCTCGTGGTCAGCCGGAACCAGCACGCGGCGACCGAACTTGTGCGCATGGCGCGGTCGGCCTACGCGACGGCGCAGATGCCGGACAAGCCGAACTTGGTCATCGACAACCGCCAGGAGCTCGAGCTGTCCAACGGCGCGCGGCTGGTAGCCGAGTGCGCGACCCAGGACGTGGGGCGCACGTGGGCCGCCTCGCGGCTCGTCTTTGACGAGTTCGCCCGCGCCCCCTATCAGGAGCAAATGTGGGCTTCGGCGGCCCCGACCATCGAGGCCACCGGCAACGTCGTCATCATCAGCACGCCCAACGGGGCGGGCGACGAGTTCGAGCGGCTATGGTCGGCGCACGCGGAGCGCGGCACGGCGGAGGAGGGGGTCGGGGAGGTGTCGCGGGCGGACACGGCGTGGCGCTGCTACCGGCTGCCGTGGCAGGTGCACCCGCGTCGCGACGAGGCATGGCGGGAGGCCGAGCGCGAGCGTCTGACGGCGGCGCAGTTCGCGGAGGAGTATGAGTGTGCGTTCGCCGCGTCGGGCGCGAACGTGTTCCCCAATGCCGCAATCACGGAGGCCGTGGCCCGCTGGCCACAGGTGGCGGCGCGGGCAGGCGCAAGCTCGCTGCGTATCGGCGGCTGCGACGTGGCGGGGGAGGGGCGCGACGAGACGGTCTGCGTGGAGATCGACGCCAGCGCGGAGCCCTACGGGGCCGACCGCGTAGACGCATGGGAGCACCTGCCGGGGCCGCAGTTGCAGGAGCACCTCACGGCGCGCCACGAAGAGGCGGGGGTCGAGTGGGCGATAGACTACACCGGGGTGGGCTACGGGATCGCGCAGAACCTGAGCATCCCACACCACCGCGTGACGTTCACGGGCGGCAGCAGCGTGACCGGTGACGGCGTCCATCAGCGGGTGCCGCGCGATCTCATGCTGAGTAATGCGGTGCAGATGCTCGAGCACGGGCAGGTGGCGCTGGACCCGGCGGAGAGCGAGCTACTGAGGGCCATCGAAACGGCCCGCTGGGAGAAAAGGAGAGGAGAGTTCGTTGACAGACTGGACGCCTGGCTGTTAGGATTGTGGCAGACGTTCGAGCGCACTCGGCAGCGCGGCCCGACGCGGATGATCGTGACCGGCGAGCAGGTGGCCCCCCGCCTGCAGTCATTCCGGCTGGGCGGCGCCCAACTGCCGTGAGGAGGTAGCGCGATGCTACACCCGACGAAGGCGCGCCCGTGTAAGCCGTGCGAGGAGGCCCGTCGGCGGCGGGCGGACGCGCGTCGCCGGATCGCGGAGCGGCGCGCGGTGCGCGTGGTGGCGCACCGGGTCAGCATCGCGGAGGGGCTGTCTGAGGCCGAGGCCGCGTGTGAGGCGACGACGATCACCGTGCCCGCGGAGGTAGCCCAGTGAGCTTCATCAGAGATCTCATCGACGGGTGGCCAGTGAGCTTCATCAGTGATCTCATCGACGGGTGGGCGGCGCGCCGCAGCGCCGAGGCGCAGGTAGCGCGCGCCGTGGAGTCGGTAGCGGCGCGAGCCGCGGCGGACCTCGCCGATGAGGACGTCGGTTGGCGGAAGCTCAGTGAGGGCAACGACAGTCACACGCCCTCGGAACTGCGGGAAATCAGGGGGCGCTGCCGAAAGCTCTACAGCATCGACCCGACAGTGGCGCAGGCGGTGGCGCTACTGCAGTCGGGCGCACTGCGATCCGGCGAGCTGGCGCCGACGTGCGCTGATGCGCGGGTCGAGAAGGTTGTAGAAGCGTTCTGGGCCGACGAAGACAACGGCCTGGCGCTCACAAGTCGTGACGGGCTACAGCTGCTCCACCTGTCGCTGATGCTGGAGGGGGAGCGGTTCCTGACGCTGTTCACGGCGCCCAATGACCCGGCGGTCGTGCTGGCGGACGTGGCCGCCGACGAGATCAGCCAGGTAATCATGCACCCGGAGAACCGCCGCCGCCCGGTGGCGTACAAGCGCGACTTCCGGGAGAGGGCCTTCGACGCGCGGAAGGGCGTCTACGAGTCCGCCACCGGGCAGCAGCAGACTGAGTACCTCCTCGACTGGCGACTTGCGCCGGAGGTCGCCGGCGACAAGTGGGACGAAGACGCGGCGCTCCAGGAACTCCTCACCTCTCTGGCCCCGAAGACCAGGCCGGACTGCTACGTCTACCACGCACGGCTCGCGGGCCTCGGTGACCGCGGCGTGCCTGCGGTCTGGCGGGCGTACGAGTGGGCCAAGGCGCACGGCCAGAGCCTCTCGGCAATGATGACGCTGACGGCGGCGCAGGCAATGTTTGCCTGGGAAGCGAAAGTCAAGTCGAATGATGCGGCGACGCTGGCCCAGTTCGCCGCGTCGCTGGAGGGCACGTCGCGGGCGCAGGGGCCGGGGGCGGCCTTCGTAGGCAACGAGGGGGTCAACCTGTCGCCGATCAGCGTTGGCACCGGCGGGCAGCAGATACAGGAGGCGACGGCGCGGCAGATGCACCTGCAGGAGATTCGCGCGTTCGGGTTCGGCGAACACTGGTACGCGGACTCCGCGACCGGCAACCTCGCGACGGCAACGGCGATGGAGCTGCCCGCAGTGTGGCGCATAGAGGATCATCAGGCGCTGATTCGGCAGACGTTGGAGCGCGTGTGCGGCTTCGCGGTCGCGGTCGCGCAGGCGCGGGGCGCGCTGCCCTCTGACGTAGACACCACGGTGACGATCAACATGCCGGATGCGCAGCCCGCGTCGCCGGCGGAGAGCGCGCAACTGCTGCAGGCGCTGAGTCGCGCGGCGCAGTCGGGGCTCATCGACCCGCGCGAGGCATCCCTGCAGGCGTATCAGGCACTCGGCACGCAGGGCATCAACGCAGTCATGGAGCGCCAGTACCCGCCTGAGGAGAAGGACGCAGGGCAAGCGCCGACGGTCGCCGGGCAGACGATGGAGCCAACGGCGACGCTGGAGCCGACGCCGACGCCGGAGTCCGCCCGCGCCGCGGAGGCGGTGGGCGGTCGCCCTTTTGGGGACGGCCTGAGGCCGCCTCGTTAGAGGCGGAGTTCGCGGCTGCGCTGCAGGAGCGCGTGATCGAGCCGTGGTGGCGGGCGGTGCGCACGTGGATGCGGGGTGTGGACCGGCGGAGTTTGCCGGTGAGCCAGAGGATGCTCCGGCAGCGGCTGGAGAGCGCCGTGCCGGTTGACCGCGAGGCATTGGCGAGCGTATGCTCAGAGTACCGCCTGCGCACGGCGAACCTGGCGGGGCAGTGGGCGCTGGAGGCGATCCTCACGTCGGCGCGGCGCTGGTTACGCAATCCGCGCGAGGCGGCGGTACAGGTAGCCCCGCGAACGTTGCGCGAGCGCCTGATCGCGGGAGAGGAGTGGCAACAGGTGACGGAGGGGTGGGTGTTCAATCTGCGCGACCCGGCCCTCTTGCGGCAACTAGAGGTGCGCGGGACCCAGATCACCGGCGAGGTGACGAGCACTATGCTGGCCGACCTGCGGGCGGTGCTGGAGCGCGAGGTGTATCGGGGCGGGCAGGCTCCCGCGCATATTGCGGAGGAGCTTGAGACGATCTTCCCGGCCACGTACCGGAACCGGGGGTTGACGATAGCCCGCACGGAGATCGGCGCGGCGCAGGGGCTGGTGACGCACGAGACGTACGAGCGCAACGGCGTCGGGCAGAAGCAGTGGATGGCGCTGCTCGACGGGAAAACGCGGCCCGCGCACGCGGAAGCACACGGGCAGGTGAGGGCGCTCGACGAGGTGTTCACTGTGGGCGGGGAGGCCATGATGCATCCGGGCGATCCCGCCGCGAGCCCGGAGAACACGGTTAACTGCCGGTGTGACGAGCTGCCGGTGATCGACGACTCGACCGCACTACCCGCGCAGCCGTGGGTAGGCGCTGAGGAGGCACACAATGTCTGATGACCTGCGACCGTACGAGCAGCGGCAGAGGATCGTCGAAGCCGGGGGCGGCCTGACGCCGCTCGGCGATGGCGATTTCCGGGTGCGCCTTATCGCGCACGGCAAGACGCGCGATGGGGCGCGTTACTACCCGCAGGAGGCGCTGGAAGCGGCGGCGGGGTTGTATGACAATGCGAAAATGTACCTCAATCATCGTGACCCGAGTGCCGACGCACGGCGCGGGCACCGGGACGTGCGCGACTGGGCGGCGACGGTGCGCGCGGGCAGCACGCGGTTCGTGGACGGGGCGCTGGAGGGGGTGGCGCACGTGCATGACGACCGCCTGCGGCGGGTGCTCGAGGACGCGGTGGCGCGGCCGGAGATGGGGCTGTCGCAGGACGCCGAGATCACCTATCACGAGCGGCAGATCGACGGTCGGCCCACTCACGTCGTGGAGAAACTGGAGCGCGTGCACAGCGTCGATTTCGTCCCCACCGGGAATGCGTGGGGGCGGGTGCTTGAGGCGTATCGCGCAGATGAGGACGAGGAGCAGGAGGAGAGCACCATGCCTAAGGACGAGACTATGAGCGAGGAACAGGTCGTCACGCCCGCCGCGGAGCCCGAAGTGCCGTCGGCGGAAGCCACAGAGCCGGAAGCCACAGAGCCGGAGGCCACAGAGCCGGAAGCCGCAGAGGTCGCAGAGCCAACCGCAGAGACGGAGCCGGAGGCGCCGTCGGTGGAAGGCGCAGAAGCCACAGAGCCGGAGGCCACAGAGCCGGAGGCAGAGCCCACCGTAGAGGCGGCAGCCGCAGAGGCGGCCACAGACTGGCGAGCGCGGGCGCTGGCCGCCGAGGCGGAGGTCGCGAGGACGCGGATGGGCGAAGCCGTGCGTGAAGCGGTGGCGGCTGCTACCGGCCTGACGGGCGCGAGTCGCCAGCGCGTGATCGAGGCAGTCTCAGCAGGCGCAATCCTCGACGGGGAGGAGCTGCAGGCCGCGGTAACCGAGGCGGTCGAAACCGAGCGGGCGCATGAAGCGGCGCTTGCGAAGGCTCTCGGCCTCGGGGCCCGCGTGCGCGGGAGCGGACTGAGCGCCCCGGTCACGGCACGCAGCAGCGGAGCCGAGACGCTGAGTGACGACGTGCGCGAGGCGGCCCGCGAGCAGTTCCGCGCGGAGTGCCGGGCGAAGGGCATCACGGACGCGAAGCTCATCGAGCGGCTCGCCGCCGCGCGGTAGCGCAGGAGCGGAGGACGTAACGAGAACGCAATCACTACGCCCCGAGGAGGGCTTGGACCATGCCCCAGGCATACGTTGTTGATAAAGACAAGTCGAGCGCGCTGAGCGTCGGCGGTGGCGACCACTGGGAGATCAGTGACGCGGACGGCCTGCTGGTCGCTGCTGAGGCCGGGGACTTCATCGTCTTCGGCGAACTCTACGGCGTCGCGCTGAATGACTACGACGCCGACCGGGAGAGCATCGTCGTGAGCACGCAGGGCGGCTACGTGCTGGAGGTCGTGGCGGTAGACAACGCCGGTGGTGAGGCCATCTACCAGGGGTCGTGGCTGTACTGGGATGTGGCGGCCGGGGAGATCAACCGCGACGCGACGAACGGCGCCGCCATCGGGCAGGCGCTGGAGGCCGTGACCGCCGGTGAGACGGCGGAGATCGGCGTGCTGCTGCGTCCGCAGGCCCCATAGTCGCGGGCGTCGTAACTCAGAATCACACACTACTCGTGAAGGAGTGACGAATATGCCTGAGGTAATCCAGGCGATCAGCGACGAGCGGACGCGCAATGACGACTACACCCCGCGCGGCACCATAAACGTCTCGCGGTTCGCAGAGGCGGAGCGGGCGCGCGCGGAGGAGGTGCAGACCCGCAGTGATTTCGCGTCTATGGCCGACCTGATCGACCGTGGCGTGCACGCGGGCTACATCGCCGAGACGGTGCCCACCACGTTCGAGACCATCGGGTTTCGGCGGGACACGACGGACCTCGGCGGGCCTCCCGGCGGCGGCAAGGGGCGCGACTACAGTTTGTCCGCCCCGCGTATCATCCCCAGCGTGCCCGAGAAGGGCGAGTATCTGCCGCTTGACGCGACCGAGTCACACTACGAGTTCAGCACGTCCAAATATGGCTGTCAGTGGGACATCAGCTGGGAAGCCTACCTGCGCGACAACCGCGACCTCGGCCTGCTCATGGAGTACCCCATGAACTGGGGCCTGTCGGCGCGGTACACGATGCAGCACGTGTTCACCAGCACGTTCGCGGCGAACAGCACGTTCTTCACCGCGGCCCGCGGCAACTACGCGGAGGGCGCGGCCACGGCCCTCGATGCGGAGTCACTGGACACCGCCCTGACGATGCTGCAGAGCTTCGAGGATGCGGCCGGGAACATCCTCCCGTACGCGGGGCGTACGTTCCTCGTGGTGCCGCCGGTGCTGGAGCGGACGGCCCGCCAACTGCTCAATGCGACGTTCTCGCTCGACGGCGCGAACGTGCAGCTCGCCAACCTCGTGAACAACACCGCCGAACTGATAGTCGACCCGTTCTTGCCCGCGGTGGACACAGACTCCGGCGATACCGCCTGGTACTTGTTTGCCGACCCGGCGTTGCGGAAGGCGGTGCGCTACGGCTACCTGACCGGCCACGAGCAGCCCGAAATCTTCGTCAAAGCGGCGGAGGTGCAGGGGCTGATGACGGGCGAGGAGTACCCGTTCGACGGGACATTCCTCAGCGACGACATCGAGTTCAAGCTGCGCTTCACGTTCGGCGCGGACACCGCCGACTGGCGCGGCGCGGTGATGATGAAGGGGGCGTAGACGCCCGCCCACGCCCCACGGACCCCTGACGGATGACCGCGCGGGGTGCGCCGCCTACCAGCGCCGCGCCCCGCGCTCCGAAAACCAGGAGGTGCCCCATGTCCTTCAGTTATGACCTCGACACGGCCGTCGGCAGGGTACGACTGCTGATCGCCGACACCGACCTCGCAGAGCACGACTTCAGCGACGAAGAGATCGCGGTGGCGCTGGAGGAGTGCGATGACCACAGACGCAAGGCGGCGGCGTGGCTGCTGATGACGTTGGCGTCGAACCGGGCGCGGCTGGCCGTGAGCGTCAAGCGCGGAAATTTGACCGAGGACCTGAGCAAGCTTGCGGCGGAACTGCGCGCGCAGGCGGAGGCGCTCATCGAGCAGGAGGATGCCGCCGCCGAGACGCCGCTGGCGGCGATCATCAACCCGACTACGGACAGGGGCGCGGCGGCGCGCAACTATCGGCTCGACCGCAAGGGCGCGGTCACGGAGGCGCCATGAGACAGGCCACGATCGGGAGCGCGTTACGTGGGCTGCTGGCCCACAGTAGCAACTATCGGTGCCGCGTCGAGGCGCTGGAGGCGGCGGACGTGAACGCGCCCGGCTGGGAGACGACGCTGCCGGAGATCGACCTGCACGTGCAGGAGATGACGGTGCGCGAGCGGGTGGCGACGGCGGAGGAGTACTCACCGCGACAGACGCACCTCGGCTACGCGGAGATGACTACCGAGTTGACGCCCGGGTCGCGGCTGGTGGAGACGCATCGGCGCAACGAGCACGGTGCCTGGACGCCGGTGGAGGAGGCCGCTGCCCAGCGGTGGCAGGTCCTGGGCCTGATCTACCTGTCCGGGACGCCGGACCCGCAGACGCAGGTGGAGCTGCACCTGCACAGACTGGGGCCGGTACGATGATTAGCTTCAAGCTGGCCGGGGACGCGATCAAGCGCCTTCAACGCGCGGGGCAAATCGCCAAAAAGGCGATAATGCGCGCGACGCGCAAGGCAGCGTCGCGCGTCCAGAGGCAGGCGAAGGTCAACGTCCGCCAGGTGCTCAACACGACCGGGCAGTCCACGGGCACCCTCAGTCGCAGCATCACGACGGCGGACGTGCCCGGCGAGTTGGCGATGGCGGTAGGGAGCGGCGTGATCTACGCGCGCATCCACGAGTTCGGCGGCGTGATCAAGCCGGTGCACGCGGAGCGGCTGGCGTGGCGGACACCGGACGGCGCGTGGCGCACAGCGATGACCGTCACGATCCCCAAACGCCCGTATCTGGCCCCGGCGATGGACGCGGTGCGCTCAGACATCGAGGGCGACTTCGCGGCGGTGGCGGCGTACATCGTGGACGCGGACGCAGGAGGAGGCGCCCCGTGAGCACCTACGTCGCGCCGAAGACGATCATAGACACATTCGTCGAGAGGCTCCGCGCGCATACCGGCGAGCCGCTCGCGTCGTGCACGTTTCGCAAGGGCCCGCAGGTCGCGCTCAACATGGGCACGGCGCCCTGCGCCTGCATCGTGGCGCTGCAGCGCCTGGAGGGCGGCGAGGAAAGCCGAGGCAGTGGCAATAACTGGATGCACACGTGGCGCATCGCTGTCTGGCTGGGCACGCCGGACAGCGAGACGAGCCCGGAGGCGGCGGAGGACAGGCGGCTGGACCTGATCGACGAGTTCGGCGAGTTCATGATGCACGGCCGAACGCTGTTTGGTGGCGCGAAGGTCGGGCGCATCGCGTCCTGCGATTTGGGCATGGGGCAATACTTTGCCGCCGATGACACGGTCTACCGTTACGCGGAGTGCACCGTCGAGTACCAGACCATCCGCAGCGCGAGCGCATGAAACGGAGTGAGCGTTATGCCGCACACAGGCCTGTTTCAGTACTTGAAGTTCGGCGAAGGGGCGGCCAGCACGGGGGCCGGGATCGTGGACGGCGGAGACCTGCAGCTTGACCCGCAGGTGCGCGTGCGCCTCGGGATCGGCGGCACCGAGTCCCGCCGCGGTGGGGTCGTCGTGCCGTCCGGCTCGGCGAGCATGTACATCACGGCGACGAATCAGGAGTTGTTCGCGGCGGCGCTGCGCGACAGCTACCCGCGCGGCGACCTGACCGCCCTGGAGATCGAGGGCGGAACGGACGCCTGGGCGCTGCAGTACCACGCGTGCTGGATCACCGACGCGCAGATTGACTACGCACGCGGCGACGGGCTGAAGGGCACGGTCAACTGGTCGGGTATGACGGTGGGCTACAACGGCGAGGGCAGCAGCCAGCCGGAGGAGGCCAACGCCACCATCGAGGACTACGAGTTCGTCGTGCAGTTTGAGGAAGAGGAGTTCAATGTAAACGAGGTCGGCATCAGCATAGCGAACAATTGCATCTTCGAGACCTCCGGCAATACGCCGACGGAGGGATTCGAGCGGCTGCCGCGACTGCGCAATGTCGGCGCCGAGGACCTGACGGTCAGCTTCTCGACAGACGACCCGCTGCCGCTCGGAGCGTTGGACATGTACGGGCAGTGCATGCCGACTGATCTGGAGATCACACTGGTGGGCACCGGCTGCAATGACCAGGTAACGATGGAGCTCACCGACCTGATGCCGTCGGACGCGGTGACGATGGCGTTCGTCGATGCCAGCACGCTGGGCGGGTTCGCCTACGGGTTCCAGGGCAGCGCGTGGAACGGGTCGTTGGGCTGGGCATGGGCGTAGTGAGGTAGACAGAGAGGGAGCGTGACGGGCAATGACGTGGAAGCCGACCCTGACGGTCACGGTAGAGTACGAGGGCGCGACGTTCGTGTTCGAGTCGCCGGATGAGGCGCTGGCGCGATACACGGCGCTGGTCCAACGCTGGGTGATGAACGCCGCGCGTGGTGTGGACCTCGAGCAACTGGACGAGGAGGAGCAGCGCGAGCTGGCGGAGAGCGTCGAGACGCGACTGCAGGCGTCGATGCCCGACGAGCTGGCGGGCATCTTCGCGGACATGTTCGTGGAGGGCTGCCGGTCCTGGGAGGGCGTCGAGGGAGACGACGGGCCCCTGGAGTGCGACGCACTGACGCGCCGCCAGATCCCGTTCGCCGATAAGCTGGCGTTGGGCCATGCCTACGTGCAGCGCCTGAACGAGATCGACGAGGGAAAAGGCGCACCGCCGAGGCCGCGTACAACCTGCACGCCCGGCGCGACGGAAGAGGCAGACCAGAGCGGCCCTATGAGCGAGCGCGTGCAGGATTCAGAGCCGCCCACGGGGACGGAACGCTGATACCGCCGGAGGCGATGGAGGCGTACTATTGCGAGGCGCTCGGCCTGACGCCGCCGGAATTAGCGGCAGTGGACGGCGAGCGCCGCGCGTACTTAGACGCATGGGCTGAGGGCCGCATGATCGGCGAATGGACGCATACCGACTCCCGCCCGCGCGGTCAGGCAACGGCGGGCTTCGCCACAGGAGGTGAGGAGCTACCCTATGGCCTTACGCGACATGACCCTGTCGGTCCTGATCCGAGCTAAGGACCAGGCGAGCGGGGAGCTGCGGCAGCTCTCCGGCGACGTCGCAACCTTAGAGAGTGATCTTCAGGCGGCGGCGGGTGGCGCGGACGATTTCAGCGCACGGTGGGAGCGCAGTGCGCAGGCCGCAGCGGTAGGCGGGGCCGCCATCACGGCAGCCGGGGCGGCGATACTGGCGGCCACGCGAAAGAACGTGGCGGCGGCGATGGTGCAGGAGGACGCGGAGAACCGCCTGCGGATTATGGCGGGGGACCTCGCGGACGCGCAGATCGAGTACGCCGCCGCGCTCCAGAAGCAGACGCGGTATGGTGACGAGGCGATCATCAGCGCGATGGCGTTTGGGAACACGTTCCCTAAACTCCGGAACAGGATGGAAGAGGTCACGGCCACCGCGCTCAATATGGCCGAGGCGTACGGCATGGACGTGACGCAGGCGATGCTCCTGCTCGGCAAGGCCGCCGAGGGGCAGACGGGCCAGCTGAGGCGCTACGGCATCGGCATTGACACCGCGCGGGCGAAGGCCGAGGGGCTGGGCTACATCCTCGAAGTGATCGGCAACGAGACCCAGAACGCGGCGTTCCGCATGGACTCCGCGTCTAAGTCCGTTGATGCGCTGCGGAACGCCGTTGGCGACGTGCATGAAGCATTCGGCATGGCGCTACTGCCAACGATACAGGAATTGACGCCGCACGTGATCGCGTTGGCGGAGGGCGCGCAGCGGGTCGCGGCGACGCCGCTGGGGGAGGCGGCGGTGGAGATGGCGACCGGGCTTGGGCTCGTGATGGTGACGGTGGGGCCGCTGCTGTTGGCGCTGCCGACGCTGGTCTCGATGTGGGGTAGGGTGCAGGGCGCGGCCACGGCGGCCTGGACGGCGATGACTGGCCCGGTGGGCCTGGTGATCGCCGGTATAGTCGGGCTGGTTGCGGCGGTGCGCGGGATCGAGGGGGCGTTCGACCGCGCACGTGAGGCGCAAGCCGAGATGCACCGCCGCCTCCAGAACGACACAGAAGTCTCCGCGGAACGTGTGCGGGACCTGACCGACGACGTGCATGACCTGATTGCCGCGATGGAGCAGGGTACAGAGGAGGAGCCTGAGCCGCACGTAACCGACGCCACGACCCGCTCTGAGATTGCCGCCGCCGAGGCAGACATGCGTGAGAAGATCGCCCGGCTACGCGATCAGGAAGCGGAGGCGATCAGGCGGTTCGGGGAGGGCTCAAGACAGGCGCTGGAAATCGAAAAGCGGCGATTGCAGACGGAACGAGAGTTGCTGGCGCTGCAGAAGGAAGCGTTGGAGTTCGATCCGCGTCGCGTCACGGACCCTGGCTTCCGCCGGACCCATGACCTGCCGCCCGCGATACAGGGGCCGGGTTCAGTGCCGACGAGCGTCGAAATGGAAGAGGCAGAGGAGGCACTGGATCGCGCCTTCGCACAGCGCACGGCCCGGCAGAACGAGGTCACGAAGGCGCTCGGCGACATGGCGGACGCGACGCAGGTGCAGGCGCTGCTGACCGGCGACATGGCAGACGCGACGGAGGACGCGACGGAGCAGCAGAGCACACTGGCCGACGCCCAGACAGCGGGCGCGGACGCTGCGCGAGACTACGGACGGGCGCAGCGTGACGCGGCGCGCGACGTGGACAAAGCCGCAAATCGGATCGAAGAGGCGGAGGAGGCGATCAGGGAAGCGCAGACTGCGAAGGTGCGCGCGGTAGAGGACGCCAGCCGGCGCATTGGGGATGCCCTGCGGGCTGAGGGCGACGCGGCAGAGGCGGCCAAGGACCGGATCGCCGCGGCAGAGGACGCGGCGGCCCGCTCCGTCGAGTCGGCGCAGAACCGGATCGTTACGATCCGCCAGCGGCTCGCGGACCTCGACGCGCCGGAGTTGTCCCCTGCACAGCGGAAGCAGCGGGAGCGGGCGAAGCTGCTAAGCGAACTTGAGCAGGCGGAAGCCGACCTCCGGACGGCCCGCATCGAGGGGGAGGACGCCGTCGCGAAGGCGACCGAGGACGCCAACCAGATGAGGGCCGATGCCGCACGCCGCGTCCAGGACGCGTACATCGCGCGCGACCGCGTGATCGAGGACAGCGACAAGCGCATCGCCGCCGCGCAGAAGCGGCGTGCGGACGCGGAGGAGCAGTACGCGGAGACCGTCGAGCGCGCCGGCGAGCGCGTGGCGGCCGCGCGTGACAAGCTGCTGGAGTTGGCTGAAACGCAGGCGGCGCGGGAGCGGGCGCTCAACGCGTCGCGTGCGCGGAGCATCGAGGAGGTGACGGCGGCGTATGAGCGGCAGGCGGCGGCGCAACAGAGGGCGGCCCAGGCGGCGGCGCAACAGAGGGCGGCCCAGGCCGGGCAGCCCGTCTACCGGTTTGCGGCCGGCGGCGGGGGCGGGGCGCCGTTGCCCCAACCTGCCGTCGCGGGGGCAGGAGGAGGGAGGGCAGGTGGGGGGGCGGGCGCGGCGCGCGCCGACGTGTACCTGCATCTGGATCGGGGCGTGGTCGTGGATGAGATGCGGTCGAACATCGGCACGGTGTTGGGCAGCGGGCAGGGTCGGCAGGCGGTGGTGCGGCTGGTGCGCGACGAGGCGGCGCGGCGCTGAACACGTAGCGACTTTCGGCGGCATGTGGTATGCTGTAGGCGGGCGTAGCGCAGACGGGCAACCGAGAGGGAGTGCTGAAGATGAGACGATGCGGAGTGCTGCGGTGGTCGGTGGGGATCGGACTGGCGCTGGTGCTGCTGGTGGTCGGGCTGGGGCAGGTGGTGGGGACGAACGGGGGCGGGGAGCCGACGGCGGTGGGGGAGGCGGTGCGGGACTGGTGGATAGGGGGGCCGGAGGCGCCGCCGGCGATGACGCACAGCATCCGCATCGAGCAGCGCGGCAGGCATGCAGTCCTGATCGACGGCGACGGGAGCGCGACTATCGTGGGCGACTGGACGAAGACGGCTATCACGGACGGGGCCTTCCATGTGAGCGGGACGCTCTCGATGCTGAATCAGGACGAGCAGGCCTTCATTTCGCTGCCTACTAGTTCGGTGGAGCTGGAGGTCTGGGGAATGGTGCTTTACCTCGTCATTCAAGACATCAGCACCTCCGGCTGGGACGGTCCCGCACCTGGTCCCGAGGGTGGACACCTGCACACCGTCGCGGCGTGGATAGAGGGACCGGGGGGAGGCCCCCCCCCGGATATTGCTTACTTGGACCACCGCTTCTTCTACTTTGATAATGACGACGAGGGCCCGTGGAACATCGAACTGGATTTCGACATCACGGTGAGTGGACGCGAGCTGGAGCGGCGCGAGGTAGGAACACCAGACACCAGCCACCGCTCCGACGCCACCGGCGTATGCTATTCAGCGGAGCTCAGGGATGAGAACCGGTGGCAGTCGAAGCTTCCCGTATCCTGGGAGGTCACGTTTGGTGACATGACCGCCTCGGGGGTCGATGCTGACGGAATCGCCCCCAATGGTTTCAGCTGCTCAGTAGCTCAGCACAAAGGCAATGCGAATGTGCAGTACGCTAATCTGGCGTTGACGTGGGACGGCGTTGACCTCGACCTGCAGCGCTATCACAAAGACCTCGGGGACT